TCATACATATAACTCAAGTGATTATGATAATGACTCACAAAATTTTAGTATTACATTTAGAAAATATTTAGGTACAGACTGTAAAACGTCAAAAGAAAACGTAGCAATCAAACAACAATTAGAATTAATGAAAATGTGCGGTAGAGTTAATAGTAATCCAAGTCTAGCACTTAATGAAAACTTTGCTTTACTTGTATCTAAATGTAGAGGTGTTACCCCTGCAAGAGATAACACTAGACCCGCTGATTCTAAAAGTCTTTGGGATGACTTGAAAGATAAGTATAAAAAAGAAAACCCAGATATTGAGTTAATGGGAGATAAATTTATAAACCCAGGAAAAAGTAAATTGAAAATGCCTCCAAAAGGATATATATTACCACAGCCAAAACCAAAAGATGACTAAACCTTTAAAAATATCTGAAGAAGCAGCAGTGCAAATGCCAATGAAAACGGTTGCCAGCTTGATCGCGATGGTTGCAATTGGAACTTGGGCATACTTCGGGATTATTGAGACCCAAAATAAAATTTCTACAACCCTGGAGCTGATGGAAAAAGATTTAACTGAGAATACAGAGTTTAGAATCAAATGGCCACGGGGCCAACTTGGTTCGCTTCCCGCAGATAGCGAGCAATTTATGATGATCGAGGATTTATACAAGACCACCGATAAAATTAACAAACACGTTGAAGATATGGCTTTGAATAAAGTAAATATACAATTTTTAAGAACACAAATGGATAAAGTTTTAGAAGATATAGAAAAACTTAAAGACCAAAATAGAGAAATGCATTATAAAAACGGAAATGGAAACCACTAATGATCGAAGCGGTGATAGGATTATTAATGTTCGTAAACGGAGAAATTAAGGAACATCGTATTCAAGACTCAATGGCCCAATGCTTACGCGGGAAACGTGAAGCGGAGAGACAGTATAGTGAAACTGTATCTTATAAATGTTGGAAGGGTAAAGCAAAAACCGAAATATACATGGGCGAAAAATCTATTAAAGCAATAATACTTGAATAAAAAGAATCCAATAGTCAAATATCTAAGAGATAGACGTTATCGTCAGATTGTGATAAAGAATAAGAAAGCATATGACAGAAAAAAACTACATAAGATTTCAAGCGGAGATAGTAAATGGGACATGTCCAACGTGTGATGAGCACACAATGCTGGTGGGATTAACTAAAGAGTATTACAGATGTATAACTTGTGGTGCTGATTTAGAACAATATGTAAATGGTAAGATAAGTTACATACCAACACTACCAACAGCTAATATACTTAAGGACTATTTTCATGGCAAAGAAAGCTAAATGGGGTGTTAATAACTATGTAAAACCGAAGCCTCGAAAAAGGCCCGGAAGACATAAGAAAAACCTCAATAAACACGAAAAAAGAATGATGAAAAAAAGTAAAAGATAAGGGTTGACAAATATCCCTTGATATCCTATATATAATACATGAAAGAAACAAATAGAAAGAAGGAAACAATGAAAAAACTAACAAAAAAACAAAAAGAAGAAAAAACTTGGAAGTTTATTACTAAGTACATGAAAAGATTTGATGCACTTATGAATGATGCTTCTAAAGAATGTGAAAAAATAAAGGTAGGGTGTAGCGTTCATGCACTATCTTCACAAATAGTACATCATATTGCAGGCAATATGACTAACTATTATGGTAGCACTGAAAGGTTAAGAGATACTTTTCAATGCGCTTTAGATACTGAAGTAAACCATAGGTATATACAAGCTAAAGAGGAGCGTGAAAACGCTACTTTAAACTAATGAGTAAAGAAAAAATAATAACCATCAAGCCTAAAGGTATCTCGCAAAAACAGTGGGGTACCTTTTTACTTGAACTAAACATAATGAAACAACAATGGCGTGGTTATGGTGTCAATGTCGAGATACAAGCACCTGGATTAAAAGCTGTATTATTTCATGGAACAAGGACCAATGACCAACTTGCTAAAACAACTAGACGAAGCCGCAAATAACTGGCAATGGAACTAATAATTTGGAACGACGAACTGTATCAACTGATTCCAGTCACAAAACAGATGATGGATGGAATAGTGTTGACAAGCAACGTAGATTGTTTTGATTTGTGTGAGATATTGAGACTAAAATTAACAGGTTATATAACTGAATTAAATTTACATATAATGAACGATGGCAGTGGAAACTGGATCGGATGTATGTGTAGATAACAGATTTGAAAAGGACCGGCGTCCATATCATGCCTTGCGCTATTCCCTGTACGTCAAGCTGTGACCCCCGCTATGGTAGGGGTAGCCTCGGAGCCTTTGCTCTCATAGGAGTACGTGCACGGAAACTATGAGGGTTAATATGAATAAACCTACCCTAAAAGAGGGAAATAGTAAGGGTAGGTAATGGTGAGAAGATCTAAGCAACTATCATAATCTTGTTATAAAGTCAAATTGTATTCTCTGGGGTACAAGTAAACCTTATAAACATATTATATTTATTAACTTCTTCTTTACCAAGCTCTTCCATTTTTCTAATAGATTCTTCGTAGCCAAACATCAAACAATCATACTGAGTATTAAATGTTTCCGGCCATGGATATGGGGGCATGCAGGTACCTGCAACTTGTGAACAAATTATTAAACTTAACAAAATTTTCATTGACAATCCTATAATATCACCTATATTAGATTTTAAATATGAAAGGAACACGCATGACAGACATGAATAAATACAAAAATGTTTCTCTAACAAAAGAAACATACAAGGTTTTAGAAGCTTTGTCGAAGGTATTATTGCCCGACGCAAAATTAAGTATATCTAAAACAATTGAGTCAATAGCAAATGAGAAAGTAAAAAAGTTAAATGGCAAAGTTAAAATTAAGTAGACTGAAGAAATTAGTTTGCCCTACCTGCAAAGGTAATGGCTTCGTAAAAGTTGCAAGTTACTACCACGATGAAATGGTTCATCAGTGTTGGGACTGTGACTCTGAAGGAGAATTTTATGAAACGGTTGACGATAATCTTATTGACGACGTTTCTGTTGTTAAGTTGCACTAGGGTTGAGTTTGATCTCAATCCTTGGACAACTATTATGAAAGGAATAGTAAAAAATGGACAAAACTGAAATAGCGTATCTCGCAGGATTGTTTGATGGCGAGGGAAACATACAATATAAACAATATATGAGAAAGAGAAGGAATAACGAAAAAGCTTATCCTACTTGGAGTATAAGAATGGAAGTGTCAATGACTGATGAATCTATCATTAGATATATACATGAAGTTTTAGGGGTTGGTACTGTAGGTAAAAGACCACCACATAAAACTTCTATGGGTAAAAAAATGCAATACAGATGGCGTTGTGGATTTAGAGACGCGTATTATGTGTGTTGTTTGTTTTGGCCTTATGCACATGTTAAACTTCCACAAATTCAAAAAATAATAGATCATTACGGTGCTAAAATAATGAATGATAAAGTTGTTAACCTGGATGACTATAGAGCGGCGATGAGTCTAGAATGAAAAAAATAGATATAAGATACATTGCTGGTTTTTTTGAAGGTGAAGGTTCTATTTGTAAATACATTACTCATAAATATAATCCCATGATGAAAAAAAGGTATCCATGTACTACGATTCGTATGGAAATAGTTAATACTGACTTTGGTATAATGAAAAAAATTTTTAATTATTTTAAGACTGGACACTTGGTTAAAATTAAACCTAGAAAGAAAGGGTACAAACCACAGTTACGTTGGCAAACTACCCATAGACAAAGTTACCAGGTCCTTAAAAAATTAATACCTTACATGGTTCATAAAGAAAAAATAAAAAAGGCGAAGGAAGTTTTTAAATTTTATGAAAGATAAAAAGGATAGACCGTGGGATGGTAGGAGTAGGATTCCTACTAAAAAATATAAAGAGGAGTTTGATAGAATCTTTAGTAAAAAAACTAAAGAAGATATAGAAGAAGAAAACGAAGAATATTTAAAGGAGTTAAAAAATAAATTATGAAAAAATATATAGAAAGATTTAAGATATGGTCTTTATATTACCGAAATGAAATAGTTTGGTTTATAGCTGGCCTTGTTACCGGAGCCATTTTACTATGATGGATGAAAAAGATTTAGAGGAATTTCATAACATTGGTAACGAGATTAAAGGTATAAAAAAATCTAATAAATACAACTATATACGTGGCACAAGCACCACGGACCAAGAAACAGGGACCAGGTTTTATGACGTAAATGGTTCTAGACTTCCTAGTGTAACTACGATATTAGGCGCTACCAAAGATCAACAATTTTTAAAAGATTGGAAGGCCAAAGTTGGAGAACAAGAAGCAGAACGAATCAAAAATCTATCTAGTAGGCGGGGAACAGCCATGCACAAATTCTTGGAGCATTATATACTCGGCACTGGGTACGATGATCTTTCAACAATCGGACAGAAGGCGAAAGCCATGGCCGAAAAAGTTATTGACGTGGGCCTTACGCCTGTTGAAGAATACTATGGATCAGAAGTTACATTACATTATCCTGGCCTTTATGCTGGGTCTACTGATTTAGTTTGTTTACATAATGGTTTAGAAACTATTGTAGATTTTAAACAATCAAATAGACCTAAAAGAGAAGACTGGATAGAAGATTACTTTTTACAAATTTCAGCTTATGCTATGGCACATGACTATGTCTATGGTTCTAAAATTAGACAAGGAGTCATAATGATATGCACTCCAGATTTATACTATCAAGAATTTAAACTACAAGATTCAGACTTAAGATCGTGGAAACATAAATGGTTAAAAAGATTAGATATGTATCATGAATTAAAGTTTGATGAAAAGGAGAAAGCAAATGTACAAATCAAGGCGTCAGACTTCGCCACAAATGAATAAAATACTAATAATACATGCAGATTGGCTGGAAAATGATGGCCAACATGCTAAAGCAAAAGAATGTAGAAAACAAGCCATTAATTTTTGGCAAAATAAAGATTTAAGACAAACTGAGGGTTACTCGGAAAGGAGAAGATATGAACGATCAGATGTTTAATGCCTTGATCAAACGATACGATGCTGCTATAGAAGATGCACTGTTGAAGATAGATCTAATCAATGATCAGACTCTGGTAATACCCGAGCACGTAGATATAACAGGCGAAATTGATAAACTGCTACTAATTGTGTCTGAAAATGAGGACAAAGTGGCAGCTTTAAGGAAGCATTATGGCGAAAAGAAGGCAAGAGTTGCACTATAAGAGATCTAAAAAGTTTTAAAAATTTTATGAAACTTTTTTTGGAGCAAAAAAAAGTGTACTTTTGTACTTTTGGCTTATTTACCGCATAAACACTCACTTTAGGGTGGACACTTTTTGGACAAATTACGTTTAGGTGGACACATTATTTTGTCCACCTATAGGGATATACAGAAAGGCCTTCCGCGAAAGGTTTGAAAAAGTTTGAAAACTTTGAAACTTTCTAGATCCCTTATATACGAGGCGGTAAATAGGATGATGACAGAGGAAAACTTTTTTGATATGCTCAACCGGGTACACAATCCGGACTATTACTATGCCACGAAAAAAAACAAAAAGAAAAGTAAACGTAAACCAGTCAAGCGTAAGCGACATCCCCTACGCAAAGGTAAGAGTAGAATGGATCGATTGCGTAAGCGACAGCGGGTGGGCTAATGAAAAAGAATTTGATAAGATGAAGTTAGCTAGACCAGTCAATGAAGGTTGGTTATATTCTAAAGATAAAGTTTCAATTAAATTATTTGCCTCTTACGATAAAGAAGATGATGGTAGTTTTAGTTTTGGGGATCGGACGATGATTCCTCGTCAGTGGGTGAAGAAGATTCAGAAGATATAGATGGAGTCACATTTAACAGAGGCTCGTAGTCGTTTAAAATTTGTTTCATTTTTGCTTCTAGTTCTTGTTCTGACATATCCTCTAACTTACCTGTTTTTATTATTTTTCTATCTATGTATAATCCTGCTGCTTTTCCCCTATTCGCTTCAGCATTTACGGCTGAGGAAAAACTTCCTTTTTTTAAAGCGGCTTCTCTCAACCTAGCAAGTTCTGCTACGTGGCCTTCATAAGTCACTTCATGTTTTCTAACTCTTTCTTCTCTTAACTCACCTATATATTTTACAACTAAAGGACTGAGTCTTGGATTACAAAGTTCAGACCCTTCTTGTCTTGCACGTTTAGGTGAATAGCCTGCTTTGACTGCAGCTTCAGATTGTGTTAGTGGTCCTGTTTCATCACCGAATACTAAAAATTCAGCAAATCTCATTTGCATTTCTGTAAGTCTTTTTGGTAAACCCATATTGACAATTTAAGGTAACTATCCTATATTGTCAACTATGAATTTAGAGAAAGGAGATAACGATTTGGAAAAGATAATTGAAAATTTAAAGTCTAGAGTTAAAGATTTAGAGCAGATAAATGAATCTCATCAAAAATTAAATAGTGAGTTAAGAAAAGAAGTTTATGCTTTACAAATGAAGAATCATGCGATAGTGAATTTAGAAAATCAAATTGAAGTCCAAAAAGGAATCATAAAAGATTTAAGTAAGAGCATTAGTAAGCTATGAGGGTTATGGATCTACAACAGTTCCTTGATCAGTTTACTCAAGGTTCAGATACAATTAAAAACGCAGTCATCATGGTAGAGAAAGATGGAAAGCTACACGAGATAAAAAGAATGGAAGTACACGAAAACTCACAACCAATTATAGGATTTAAAGGTCAAACAACTCATAGATTGGTTTTGAAAACAGAAAAGTCATCCAAGATTCTTATGCCTGAGAAGCTTGGAAAAGACTATTAATGAATGACAGTGTTACCCCTAAAAAACTATGGGACCAGAGCGTAAATTATATCAAAAACTTAAGTCTAAAACTCCCAAAATTAT